TCCACACCTGAGTGGTGGATGACTACGCCTTGAACTTTGGCACGGTTAAGTTTGTCGAATTTTCCTTTTGGTGGCGGTTGAGCGCCCCATTCTTTTCTTGAGATGTGTTTCATCTATTTATACTCCGTTTTGTCCCGTTAAATCTCTCGGAACTCTATATCCTGCATGTCTTGAAGGTCCTTATTCAACTGGTCTTGCGTTCTATACCACGCACTTTTTTTACTTTGAGGATCATTTATTCTGATCCCACCACCAAACAAGAACGATAACCACGATGTTAACACACGACGCTGTTTCGATTCTTCGTTAGGAAACAATCTTCTAACACGACCTAACAACGGAGAAAAAGAATCAAACAAATGAATGTCTCTGTCTCTCATTTTCCATTCACCCTGTTTGTTTTGTTTAGCTTTACCCATCATTCCAAGAATAGGCAACAAACCTGGAATTTTACTGTAAGAATTAGGAGCTTGTTGGTATCTGCCACTAAAAGGAATGTCACCAAATATTTGTTTACCGCTCCAAATCTCAACAGGCAACTTCACAAATGGGATAGCACCTTCAGCTAATCCTCTGAACGGAGCTGTAGGCGACTCAGTGAAACGTTTAAGATCTTTGAAAGGCAAATCAGGCAACGTGTAAACACGACCTCCACCCCATTCAAACGGTAAACGTATACCTAAAGACTTAGCGAAATAATCTGGTACTAAAGTTTCTTCATCAGTGCCTAATTCCAACTCGCCTTTTATCTGCTGTAACCTGCCCCACGCTTTAGGGTTCTTACCTATTGATTCAATAAGAATAGGCATCACAGATTTCTGCCATTTCCAGAAAGGAATAACCATTTTAATTTTACGTTCAGTGTTAGTAAGATCCGAATAATCGAAATGATATTTTCTTACCAAATCCCACGCTTCGTCTATACTTTTACCTTTGTTAGCCATAGCGTCAAAAGCTACGGCACCACGCAACATGAACTCCATTTTTTCGTTCATCATACGAATACTACGGAATGGTTTGAACTGTGCATCAAGCGGATTCCAAGTGCCACCCAAACCTAAATCAAACAAAGCATCTTCAACCTCAGACCATGCTTGACCACCTTGAGCAATACCCGATTCAACCATCTCAGCGAAAGTATTAACATCATCCACTCCAGCAACATTCTTAACGTCAAAAACGTTACTCAACTGGACTGGTTTCCCCGCATCTCGCAACACACGCACACCTACCCTAAGATCACCCTCACCTGCTTTGATAGCCGCCTTAGCTAAAGCAACAACTTTGGTGTGGGTACCCATTTCAACACCAGCTATTTGCGAATTGATCCACACGCCACCCATGCCGTTACGCAAAATAAAACCAGGTGAAGCCACAGCTTGTGCTTTCCACCAGTTCAACAATTTGGAATACTTTTTACCAAACTCGCTCATAGCTTTAGGACTGTTTATACGAGAAGCAGCGTTCATAGCCGCTTGAACCAGCTCGACGCTCTCATCAGCGTTCACTGCCTTAAAATCACCGAAAGCACCACTTAAAAATTGTTTAGATAAAACTTCGTTATACATTTCGTTGAAACCTAGAAACGCTCTCCGATCATTCAATAGTTGTAACGCTTCTTCTTGAGTCTCAGCGGCTGCGATCATGCGACCTGTTTGCCCGCTTGCTTTAGCTTCGTTTATAGAAGCGAGAACAGATTGTTTTTCATAAGTATTAAGATCATCTAAAAACTTTTTAAGTCTCGTACCCTCTTGAACAGACTCTCCATGCAACCTCACATAGTATGCTAGTCGTTGATCGACTAATCTTTCATTTTCGCGCAACAACTGTTCTTGAAACTCGATAGCATCCCGTTGTAGTTGAACCATTTTCTCATTGCGTAAATCCCCAACCTCAAGACCAGTAGCCTTTTTTCCAATATCAGCTTCTTTAGCTATGTCTAATGTTTCCAACTCGCGTCTAGCGTTCCTTAACGCATCATCAATAACCCTTTTTTCTGTTAATAACAAATTGCGTGACACTTGAAGCTCATCCTCTAAAGTTTTAACAGTAGAAAAAATTTCTTCCCAAGTTTTGAAACGTTTAGTGGCAGGATCTATAGCTTTCATACTGAAAGGATCACGCCCCACTTCACCTCTCAATAAATTTTGCAACCTTTCCGCAGCCACCACAGTCTCATCTTTCAACATTGCACTAACGTGACCTTTATTGAAAGAAGTTAATGCGTTTCCTAAATCATTTATAGTTTTTTCTAAACCCGCGAACAACGCAGGATTTTGAGTACCCGCAGATGTAGTCCCCACAGCTTTAATAGCTTGAACTAAACGATTTAATTGCGCCAACTCCCTTCCCATCTCAGAAGCCTTAGTGCCATATTTTTGACTACGTGAAAGAAGATCTTTTTGAATGTCCACAGTCAAATCATCTATCATCGTGTCATCAACAAGATGTGAAACGTCACGGGTTAAACGATCCAACTGCAACTCTAAACGAGTTTTCAATTTGTTAATATTATTAGCTTTAGCATTAGCTCGACCAGGTAAAGTAGCTAATCTAGCATCAGCCACAGTAGCTTTCTGTCTCAGACGTTTAACAGCCTTAGTGGTGGTATCTTCTAGTTTCAAAATATCGTTCAAACGTGTAGTCAAATTGCTTTGAATACTTCCTTTAGGACCACCACGTACAAGAATACCCAAATCTTGAAGATCAGAAGTTACAATAGTTTCTCTAGCATACTGCTCTAAACGTTTAATATATTTAGGGATAACCTCAACAAAATCGTTGCTCCACAAATCTTTATACTCGTCTTTCAAAACAAGTTCACCAATATCATTCATTTGATCTCTAACAGATTTTCCTGCAACGTCACTATCTAAAAGATCTTCACCTAAAAAAGTTTTACTGTATCTCTGAGCAGTTCTTTCAGGTCCTAACCTTCTTTCATAAGAAGCATATTGTGAAGGGGAAACGTAAGAACGTGCTTTAAGCCGACCAATTCCTCTAGGTGTAAATTCGTTAAGGTTGGCTACACCCAGAACGTCAGCTCCTTCTTCCGATAAGAACCTCGCAGCGTACAAATCGCCCACCATTTCTGAAAGAGTGTCTGTTCCCGTTATCTCATTGAACGAAGTTTCAGCCTTCTTCCAGAAACCTGTAAGACTGTCATGGAAATCTTTAGGTTTTTCTAAATTTTTTATAGAATCAGGCAACTCAGGGTTAATTATTGTTTCAGCTTCATCTAAAAAATAAGGTCTATCAGAAGCTCTTAACAAATCCTCTAAAGGAACATCAAGTTTTTGAGCATCACTAATCACATTACGAGCGTCATATAAAAGTTCTGAGGAAAGACGACGCGCACCAACTTCACCTTTATTCAACGCTCGTTCCAAATGAATAGCAGCTAAACCCAAATCAGGATCAGTACCTATTTTCATTGCTCTAATAGGCTGACGAGTGTTCATGGCTTGATCTACAGTCTCGACAAGTTTACGTTGAGTAGCATATCTCATTGCTTTACCTGGCACAGCAGCGACAGCAGCGACAAGAGGAGTTGACCAAGGTAACCGAAGTTTAGTTTCAACAGGCATCCTTGAAGCCATAGTCGCAGCGTTACGCACTTGGGGGGACAATTTGTTTAGTTCAGCTAAAGTGGCAGCGTCATTGCGTCGCATCAACCCCATTGCTTTTTCAATATCGGGAGCGTTTTTAGCCACAAAACCTGCTTCGTCGAACAAAAACTCTGCGTCTTTAAGCTGATCCACTCGACGAGGATTCAACTTTTGACTGACACGCCCTCCCGACAAAGCATCTAAAGGTTTCTCAATAATGTTACGCCCTAAACGACCAGTACCAGGCATTGTTAATCTAGCACCTGTGTCTATACCAATGTCAGCTAATGCAGGCCCAGCGGAAAGAACACTGCGCGTTTTACGAACCTTCTCAGACGCGTCACGCATACGTGTAGCTTTAGCAGTCAACTCTGCGGCTTCAACACCTTTTTTTCCTTTAGCGGCTTTATCAGCAGCATTAGCACCTTGACGTAAAGCAACAACAACATCGTCTGCTTTAGCTAATCTCGCTGCTACACCCGCACCCGCCATGTAAGTCAACGGATCGAAAGCAATATCTAAACCTAAACCCAAAGCAAAATCTAAAGGACCTGGCAGATCCACACCAGAGTCGCGTAAAACTTCACCAAACAAATGGTTATCTTCTACTTGTTCCCACCAGTCGGTAGGAGAGAAACCTTCACCTTGGAAAACGTCTACAACCTCTTGAGCTGTAGAAGCAAGAATGGAACGGGGAGTGTCAATGACATCTATGACATCTCCAAAAATCCCTCCGAAACCTATATCCCCAGAACGTTCACTACCTCTAGTTATGCCTGATAATGCTTTAGATATGCGAGCTTGACTGGAAGGGGAAATTATACCTGTAGAAGAACTTTTTAACGCAGGGGTAGGATTGAGACTTATTTTTTTCAGAGCCTCATCCAAAGGAGAAGGCATTAGTTAATCCAATCCCACACATTCAATGCAAATCCCACACCTGGAATCCAATCACCGATAGATCTGCCAACATCCAAACCTGCCTCTACATTAGAACGTTTATCACGTACTATTTCCGACATGGTTCCCAAAGCAGCAGCATCTTCTTCGCTTAGATTAGCGAAATAATCACGCCCATACTGACCTTGTAGATTAAGTAATTCTTGCATCAATCCACCAGCACCAATAGCAGCCAAGAAAGGACCTAGTTGTGCATCAGACTGAGGGAAATTCAAATTAGGATTCGCGGTTATAGCATCCATGATGGCTTGTTGTTCCACCTCTGGCAAAGAAGATATAGCCATAGGTAAAAATGTAGTCAACGGAAGCTGATCCTCATACTGGGCTTCTCTATCAGTACGTTGCGCTTCAAATCTTTGAGCAGGAGTTAAACCAGCATAAGGATTATCAGGATCGTATGGTAGATACTCACCCGTATCAGGATCAATACCCTCAGACATCATCTGTATACGGAATCTTTCATCATCAACCGCTTTATCTCTTAGCAACTGCGCCCTGTCTAAAGCACTCTCAGCTTCCCTCTGCAACAAAGCCTCATCAAACTGACGCGCACTCTCAGCCCTCTCCAAACGCCCCTCTCTAATACCAGGAGTGTCCACACCAGCGTACTGACCTGCAAACATAGCACCCTCAGGGACACCAGTAAACGGAGACAACAACTCAGACGACAAACCACGCTCACGAGCCGTCTGACGATCCTGAGCAGCCAACATAGCAGCGTTCAAATCCATCTCCCTTGCTGTAGACCGCAAGTCCTGACCGAAACCACCAAACACAGCTTCACCCAACAAAGCCCTGTCAGCATCAGCCGAAGTGCCTATACGACCCAAAGCATCCAAATAGTCTCGTTCAGCGTCACGACCACCCTGATAGGTGGCATCAATCATAGCTAACTCGTCAGCGACCAGAGCGGGATCTATGCCCGCTGCGATCAACTCTGCTGTTAAAGCATCCCTGTCAGCAGTACGTTCAGCTTGAGCGGCAGCCATGTCGCTTTCAAATCCTGCCATGACACCTGCTTGTTCAGTAAGAAAGTCGTTGTAGACTCTTTCACGTTCCGTGTCATATAGAGCTTGCGCTGCTTCAATGTCTATTAAACCTTCGTCTAACATGTCTTGTATAGCGGCTTCTCGTTCAGATAACGCTGTTTCAACAATGTTTATTTGCCTATCTAAAGGACTGCCACCAACAACACCCATGTCAATGCCAGTATCAATGCCAGTATCAATGCCAGTATCAATGCCAGTATCAATGCCAGTATCAATGCCAGTATCAATGCCAGTATCAATGCCAGTATCAATGCCAGTATCAACTCCTGCGGGAATGTAGTTACCTTCAACCCAAGTGCCTTTACCAGCTAAAGCATCTAAATAATCCTGCTCACTGTCAAAAGCACCTAAAGTCTCAGCTAAATCAATTCTTTCCTTTTCAGTCATCGCAGCCAAATCACGCAAATATGCATCAACAGGATCTTCAGGAGTCGGATCGTACCCTAAAGCTGGAGGAGCGCCAGCACCCATATCGTAAGTAGAAGGCGCACCATCAGCACCTGGGAAAAACTTTACATCAGCAGGGTCAACATAATCCTGAAACGTGACAGGTCGCGTAGCTTGCTGCAACATCACTTTGTCAGCACTCGCAGAAGCCCCAGGACCAGTCGTAACAGGTCGTTGTGCCTGTTGCAACATCATTCTATCAGCAGGCGACACACCAGCCGAACGTTGCGGAATTTGCTGTCTAATAATCCGATCAGCAGCATCAGCAGGACTGTAACCAGAAGTAGCAAACTTCGCAGCAACATCATTCACAGCTCTCGAAACAGGACTTACACCCAAAGCCTTATCAGCGCCAGCAGATACAGCCCTCCCAGTAGCCTGAGCCGCAGCTCTAGCTCTTTGAGCATCAGCAGCACCCCTAGCGGCACTACCCCTCATAGCCTTATCAGCAGCAGCAGACGCACCAGTAGTAGAAGGACTACGCGTAGCACTAGCTCTCATCGCTCTGTCAGCAGCATCAGCGAAACCCGTTGTAACAGGTCGTTGAGCTTGCTGCAACAAAACACGATCAACAAGATTAGGACCAACAGCAGGTTCACGACGCGCACTAGCTAACATGCCAGCGTCACCAGCAGAAGCTATACCCCTAGCAACCCTATCAGTAGTAACAGGTCGAGCAGCCTGCCCTAACAACGCCTGATCCGCTATAGATTGCAAAGCAGATGCGACTACAGGCGAGGGGCCACCCCGCCCCGCAGGATTAGTAGCCACAGTAGTGAAATCAGGTCGCCGTTGATCTGCGGGACCGCCACTAAAACCACCTTTTTGATTGACACGAGGATTAAAAGGTTGAAACTTTTTGTTCATCCTCATTGAACGTCTTTGACCAGGATCTCCTGTAGCCATTATGCTAAAGCCTCCCTAATCTGCGCCGCACGCTCCGCACGCCCCGCAGCAGTACCCATAACATCCTCAAACCTAGAACCCGAATAACCACCATAACTACCCAAATTCTCAACCGCTAAATTAAACAAAGCCCTATCCAAAGCACCCCTAGACTCAGCACGCTGACGATCAAACGCAGCAGCCTGCTCCGCTAACGCCATGTTCTTCAAACCAGAAGTCTCCAAACCACGACTAGCAAACTGGGCTGAAGTACGAGGAACCTGCTTCTTATAACCCTTAGTTATATCAAACTTGCCCTGCCCGTAATCAGTTAACAAACCCTTCTTAGAAAACGTCGTACCAGCCAACGCTCTTTGCAGACGCGCAGCAGGTGTAGTCCCATAAGGGTCACCAACATTTATTTTACTGAGAGGATTAGTCCCGAAAGACGGAGCAGAACCGAAAGCCATTAGTTAAAAACCTGACCCGCAATGACAAGAGTGGCAGTCTCTACAACAACATTTAGCGTGACAGCCCCGCTTGATCCACCTCCGCTCAGAGCAGTACCAGCAGAAACATCCGAAATGTCCCCCGTAGATGTCTGAGTAATACGTTGATTTATTCTCTGTACGCTCACAGCAACCCCTATCCAAAGTACGTAATCTGAATGTCAGAATCTGACGATCCAGCTCTAATAAATTTCACATCCGTTAAGTCGTCTTGGTACAAATCCATGACGCTGTATGGGTTCAAATAGTGGCCTACAGAAGCTGTCGGTGTACCCCAACGCACTCTTATAGGTTCAGCACCGTTTGTTATCATCGCCGCAATAGCACCAGTCGGCACAGTGCAAGCAACAGCAGTGTTAGACACTGTTAATGCTTGGTCACCGATAGACGACCCGTACTGTGAGGCGTTGTATCTTATTCCTGACATGTTTCTCCTAACCGCCTAACGCCGTTACGCGGATTTCTAAATCATCCAATTTTTCTTGGATTTTTAACAATTCGTATTCGATAGCGCGAGCGTTTTCGCCTAACATTTTTTGTGTGGGCTGGTATACGACAGTCATTACTCGGCTGCTTCCTCCGCTGCCTTCGCTGCCGCTGTAGGAGGATCATCAGGCCAAACAACTTCAGACACCTTGGTGAAACCAGCAGGTAGGTCACGTAGTTCTTGCCTGTATGCCGCCCATTCCTCAGCAGTGTGCGCCCCTAGGGCTGCGTCTGCTATCTGTGTCCAGTCGGTGTCACG